CAGAAGAATCTTGATACTGCATTCTATAGCGATGGAACTCCAATACCTAATGTTACTTCAGGATGGAACAGTTTAACTACAGGAGCTTGGAGATACTATGGAGACAGTGCTGCCAACGGGGCTATATATGGTAGGCTGTATAATCACTATGCTGTAATTGGAACTAGTAGTAGTGGAACTAAGTCTTTAGCCCCTGCTGGGTGGAAGGTAGCAGAAACATCTGACTGGGCTACACTTATAAGTTACTCACAGACAACCCCAACTGTAATGTTAACTGGTGTAAATAAGTTAAGGGAGACTGGTACTGCATACTGGTTATCAGGAAATACTGGAACTAACACTAGTTTATTTTCAGCTCGTGGAGGTGGTATTGTAAATAATACCCCAGAATCTGTGCAACTTCTTACTTATGGATACTGGAGGACTCAAGATTCTAATGATATTAAAAGAATAGCGTATAATAGTAATAACATTTCAGCTCCAGTTTCTTTTAGTTTAACATTAGGTTGCTCTGTTAGGCTTATTAAAATTCAAACCCCAGTTACAGGGCTTACGACTAATACTGTAAGTGGGCAAACGCTTACTTCAATAACTACTGGCGGAACGTTTAATCTATCTACATTCCCATATTCAAGTATTACGGATAAGGGTATTGTGTATGGAACAAGTCCTAACCCAACATATACAAGTAATAATATAATCCCAGCTAGTGATCCAACTGTAATATCTAACTTTAGTATAACTATTTCATCGCTTCCTTCTAATACTGGATATTTTATTAGAAGCTATGTTGTCAGTGGAGGAGTTAGGTACTACGGAACAGAGGTATCAGGATCAACTGGAACTGGAACTATGACTTTAAGTACTACAGATGTATATGCGATAGAGTATACAACTGCAATATCTGGAGGAGATATAACTAATGATGGAGGATCAGCAGTAATTGCAAGGGGCGTGTGTTGGAGTAGTTCAACTTCATCTCCAACGATAGCAAATTCTAAAACTACTAATGGAACAGGTACTGGGTCATTTACTAGTAGCATGACTGGACTTACACAGAATACGCACTATTATGTTAGGGCATATGCTACAAATTCTATTACAACAAGTTATGGCGCAGTAAAACAGTTTGATACAATTGACGCAACTATAACACTAACAACTACATCTGTAGGATCTAACTTTACCTTTACAACTGCTATAAGTGGTGGTACTATTACGGATGTACCTGATACTGAAGTAACACAGAAGGGTATATGTTGGAGTACGTCTAGCAATCCAACAACTAGCAATTCTAAGACAACAGAAGGAGCTTCATATATATTAAACGAACCATTTAGTAGTACAGCAACAGGAATGTATCCTGGAACTCCATACTTTATAAGATCATACGCTACTAACGCGTATACTACATCTTATGGAGATGAAGCAACTGTTACTACAGCAACACCAAATATAAGTATTACAACAGATACAATATCAAACTTAAATGCAATAAGCGTTTCGTGTGGAGCTACAGCGATATCAAATCCTGATGTATATACAATATCACAGGTTGGTTTTTGTTGGGGATTAACTTCAGATGTGACAAAAGGAGCAAGTAACTTCGTGTCAAATGGAGCTTTAGTTACTGCGCCATTCACTTTAAATACTGGAAACGTTTTAGCTCCACAGACAGGATACTTTATTAGGGCATACGCAATTATTAATTCACTTTCTAATTATATAGTGTACGGAAGTTCTACACCATTATTTACAACATTATCAGCTACTCCAACAGTTACAACTAACGCAGTCACAGCTTTTAACGCTCAAAGCATAACAGCTGGAGGTAGTGTTACTCTAACTAATGGCATACCAGTATTAGATAAAGGCCTGTGTTGGGATTTATATCCTAATGTTCCAGTAAAAGTAGCGGGTAAATTTGTAAGCGCAGGGGCTGGAGAAGGAACGTTTTCAGGCGCATTAATAACTGGATTAACGTTTGGACAACATTATAATATACTAGCTTACTCAACTAATGGTTATGGAGCAGGATTATATTATGCAAGTAATACAATTGATCAAACAACATATACACCAAATATAGTAATAGAAACGGTTACAGATACAAATCCTTTCCCTTTAAGTATGACATGTGGAGGTAATGGCATAGTAGATGATGCTGCATATCCAATAACAGAAAAAGGATACTGCTACAGTTCTTCTGTAAATCCTCCAACGATAGCAAATACTAAAGTATTAGCGTCTCCTCAAACTGGAACAGTTTCATTTACAGCAAATACTGGAAACATGCTTACACCTAATGTTAGTTATTACGTTAGAGCCTACGCATTAAACTCTACAACTGGATTCGTAGATTATGGTTCTACAGTAACAGTTTTAACACCTAATGATAATGCAACTGCGACGATACCAGTTATTAATAATGTTACACAATACACAGCTGATGTAGCCTATAGTATTGGGGCTGGAACATATTACACAACTGGAACTAGAGGTATTTGTTATACTATAGCCCCTATTGTTCCAACAATTGCAAATGGGACTGTAGTTTCAGTTTCATCTCCTCCTGGAGCATTAGCAGGGTCTTTTACAATTACATTAGACCCTTTAGTTCCGTTCACACAGTATAACTTTAAATCATTTATAACAAATTCCGCTGGAACTGTTTATTCACAAATGTCAACTGCAACAACATTATTTGCACCTGTAATTAAGAACGCATACTCACTAAGAAAAGTGGTGCCAGGATATACAGGAAGTGCTATAAGATGTAGAAATGCAGCAGGGTCTTTAGCAAATATACCTTTTAATGCAGATGGTAGTTTAAATACAGTTGCTTTACTTGCACATACTGGAGTGTCTGCTTCAAGTCAAGGCACTGTTGAAACTTGGTACGACCAGAGTGGAACTAATAACATGACTATAGCTGTTGTTTTTAGACCGTGTTATATTGTATTAAATGGAGTTTTACAGATCAAAAACAATAAACCAGCTATTTTTTGGAATGCTGCAACAATTGCATATTTTAGAACATTAACAACTGGGTCGTGGCAGGTAAACAACTTGTCTATATTTATGGTGTCGTCTACTACTAGCACAGCAGAGGCGCAGTATGGATTACAACTTGGTAATATGATTTTTCCAAGACCAAATACAACGACCGACTTTATAAAGTACTCTGCGTCTAATATAGCAATAACATTAGGAACTAGTTCAACAGCTATTAAATTAGATAGTACTCTAACAACTTCAACTAATATTTCAGCTTGGAGAAATAACGGTAGTGTTGTAACTTTTACAGGAACAGATACTACTACTGCAACTGTTCTTTACTTTGGAGCAAATCTTGGAACTGGAAATAATAAATTTAGTGGAACAATACAAGAGCTTATAATATATGCTGGTAATGTAGATGGGGATTTAAATACTTTTACAACTAGAAATACAATATCAAGTGAAATAATGGGTTACTACAACATAACGTAAAACAAAATAAGATGATAACAATTAACACAAAGAAAGAGATTGAGATTAGGAATGCTACCTACGAGGTAATAGATAGCAAGGTGGTAACACTGTCAGTGCAAAACATAACACAGGACAGGAACGGAGTGGCTGCCAATGGGTTCTACTACTACACCACAGATGATGGTAACATAGTAAAGCTAAAGGATAATAGAACGTATATGTCATGGGAAGAGATTGAGGAGGTCGAGTTTAATAACCTAAAACCTATGACAGATGTGAACTACAAGGAGGCTAACTATGAGAGGTTAAAGGAGTTTGTTATATTAAAAATAACAGAGGAGTCTGGCAAGAACTTTGGTATATTAATGGAGGATTGGAATCTAGATGCGTAATTTAGATTATTTATTAAATAAAATAATATCTCGCAAGTTATTGGTATTTGTAATAGCTTGCGTGGGATTGTTTGGCGGGAGTTTAACCTCTTCAGATTGGGTTATTATCGCAACTGCGTATATTAGCGTACAAGGCGTAATGGATATATTAAAAAAATAAATATATATTATGAAATTAGATACCAACGGTTATTTACTTATAACAAAATTTGAAGGATTTTCCGCTGTACCGTATCTGTGTTCAGCTGGCGTGTCCACGATTGGGTATGGTTCAACATTCTATACCGATGGGGTTAAAGTTACAATGAAAGACTCCAAAATATCCGAGACCCAGGCATTGGTAATGTTTAAAATAATTGCAGATGAGTTTGCGACAAAGGTATTAAAACTATTAAAGCAGGACGTAAACCAAAACCAATTTAATTCTTTAGTATCTTTTGCATATAATTGTGGCGTAACTAATTTTGCAAAAAGCACATTGCTTAAAAAAGTAAATATTAATGCAGATGATCCTGCAATACGCTATGAGTTTTTAAAATGGAATAAAGCAAAAGGAAAAATAATAGTAGGTTTAACAAGAAGAAGAAATGAAGAAGCTCGTATTTATTTTAGTTAGTATTTTATTAGTATCGTGCGCTTCTAGAAAAGTGCAGGTTAATAATACAGAAACAAAAACAGATAGCATAGTTGAACGTAAAGATACTGTGGTTATAAAAACAATCGATAGTATATTTATTAAAAAAGACGTATCTATTGACGAAATAATAATAACTCCGCTGGATACATGCAGATCATTTATGGTAGATGGCAAACTCTATAAAAACGCTATTATAACAATAAAAAAAGTTAAAGACAATAGTTTATACTCTAAAAAGAAAACAATGACTTTAAACGCGTCTAAAACACAAAAGAACCATACTACCAAAGCATCTGTTATAAAGACAAAACAAATAGATAAAAAAAGTAATTTAGCTTTGTATCTTGTTGTTTATATTTTATTTGCTATAGTGTTATTTGTAGTATATAGATACTTAAGTAAAATTAGTATATTAAGGTTGTTCGGTTAAAAAATAAATTTTGTGCGTAATAATAGCAATATAATCAAATTAAATTAAATCAAATAAATATGTCAGACGCAATTGTTAAGAACCTTAGTTTTGGCGATGATGCCAAGAATAAGGTTTTTGAAGGTATTACAAAATTAACTAGAGCTGTTAGTTCTACATTAGGGGCTAGTGGTAAATGTGTAATGTTAGAAGATGGAGGAGGTAATCCTGTTATTACTAAGGACGGTGTTACTGTAGCAGATAGTGTTATACTATTAGACCCTATTGAAAACATGGGAGCAAGGCTTTTAAAAGAAGCAGCTAGGAAAACAGTTAAAGAAGCCGGAGACGGAACTACAACCGCAACGGTATTAGCCCACTCTATTTTATCAGAAGCTTACCAAATTAAAGATACTATTAGTTCAAGAGAACTTAAAAGCGGTATTGAAACCACTGTTGAAAAAGTAATTGAGTATTTAGAATCAATCGCTGTGCCAGTCACAGGTACAATGATTGACCAGATTGCTACAATCTCAACAAACAATGATCCTATATTAGGTAAGATTATTGGGGATGCTTTTAGGGCGGTTAACGAAACGGGTATTGTTATGATGGAATCTTCATCACTTGCAGAGACTGAAATTGAAATATTAGATGGGGTTCAATACGACAAAGGATTAGTTAACTCTCATTTCATCACTAATCAAACAAAAAAGACTGCTGAACTAGATAATCCGCAAATATTGATTATCGAATCACCAGTTGAAAATATTAGACAAATACAATCAGTATTAGAATATATTATAAAAACTAATAAATCTTTATTAATTATCGCAGACGTAGAGCCGGCAGTTATATCGGCGCTAGCAATGAATAAAGTTAAAGGCAATATTAAGGTTAACGTTATCAATGCGCCTACTTATGGTATAAGTAAAAAAGATATGCTGTCAGATTTAGCTTTGCTAACAGGAGCAACTGTTATTAATGAAGACTTAGGTGACGATATGGATTTAATCCAGCCGGAATACTTAGGTTCATGTTTAAAAAGCATAACTAGTGACGGGGATACCATATTGCAAGTTGGCGAACCAAACAAAGATGTTACAACATTAATAAACGAAATAAAAGCGAAGTTATTAGATAACAATCCACCAGGAGAAGTTATTAGATTAGAAAGAAGACTAGCTAGGCTTTGCGCAAAAGTAGCAATTGTAAAGGTTGGTGCTAATTCAGATATTGAATTAAAAGAAAAAGCAGATAGAGTTGAGGACGCAATTTGTGCAACTAAAGCAGCAATTAAAGAAGGGATTATTCCTGGAGGAGGTATTGCGTTACTCGATGCTTCAGAAATTATTAGTTCAGAGTCAAAAGGAGAGACTGCTTTATTAAATGCAATTACCGCTCCGTTCTATACTATTTTAAGGAATGCTGGAATTGACACAATACCAAGTAACAGAAGAGTAGGTTTCGGATTAAATGTTATAACCAATAAAACGGTTAATATGATTGAAGCTGGAATTATTGATCCATTATTAGTTACTAAGTCAGCATTAAGAAATGCAGCATCAGTTGCTGTTACAATATTATCAACCGATTGTGTAATAAATAATTTGAGGATTAATGAAGGCAATAGGTAATAATATAATCATACTACCAAAAAAGGTAGTTACAGATAAAACAAAAGGGGGTCTTATTTTGATTGAAAAAGATAAAGAAGATATTCGATATAAAGAAGCGGTAGTTGTTTCAGTTAGTGAAGATATAAAAGCAGTTGTTGAAGGAGATGAAATATACTACGATAAACACGCTGGTCATGGAATAGAGTTTGAAGGCAATAAGTATACTATTATAAAGTTACAAGATATTGTTGTAGTATTATGAAACGGTTCGAGGCTAAGGATATAAAAGAACTTAACCTATTAAAGAATTATAGGATAATACGTAAATGGGCTTGCAGGACAAATGATCTAACAGATGCCGATTTGGAATTGCTAATATACTTTGATTGTATGGACTTCTTTACAAAGCAAGATTTTAAAATAGGTACATATTCATATAGTTGGGATAATAGACGATGGAACTCTTTATTAAAAGAAGGATGGATAGTCGTTTGGAGGCCTAGAAATCATACAACACAAAAATACCACATATATAAGGTTTCTTTCAAGTGCAAACAATTAATAAGTAGAATGTACCGTATAATGCTCGGTATCGAAGAAATACCTACTAGCACACAAAGAAATCCGATAATGAAAGGTAGAACGTATAGTGAAATAGTATTAAAAAAAGCAATAGAGAACGTTAATAATCCAAATACAATATGATAGATAATTATAACCCAAACCCAAATCAATTACAGTATAATGCAATGAACCCAAAAGCAATGAGCAATATGCAAACATTGCAAAACATTAATGGGGTTCCAATGGATGGTACTTTTAATAGAACCATTGGTGTTCCGCAGACACAGCCCGTAGCAACTCAATATATTCCACCTACAGCGCCAGATGCAAATCCAAAAAATGTACAAACACAAATTATGCCTGATAATAACTTACAAACTTATTAATTATGATTTTAAATATTAAAAAACACCCAATGGATTCTCATGACAAGCTTGCCTCTAATTCAGGGGTTGGAGCTAATGCTTTATGGAATGGCCCTTTTAATACTGATTCTTTGCCAAAAGGAAAAGGAAGCAGTTCTGGTATTAGTGGCATTATCTTGAACAACGACAAACCAATGGCCTGTGGTTGCGCAATTACTCAAAAAGCAAAAGGACGTTCAAATGGGGCATACTGATTTAAAAATATATTTAGTTAACGGAGCAACTATGGCAATAAGTATGACTGCTGTTGAACCTGCATTAAAAATAATATTATTGCTGGTTTCTATTGGTTATACTATCAATAGATGGGTTGGATTATATATAGATAAAAAAAACAATAACGAAAACAAAGATCAATTATTATGAAAAAAATGATCACAGGAAGCTATGCTTCTAAAGGGGCTATGGCTAAAACAGAAAAAGGTGAAGGCAAAAAAATGCAAATGAAAGAAAAAGTTGTTGCAAAAAAAGCAATGATTAAAAAGAAAAAATAATATATATTAAACAATTAAATTAAATCAAATGAGTACAGAAGTTAAAAAAATTACAGAGGAGCAATTAGAAAAAGTTGTAGCGGGGCAAAAAGATTTGCAATCATTGTTAACAAACATCGGCGTATTGGAATCTCAAAAGCATGGTTACTTGCATCAGTTAGCAGAATTAAATAAGTCTATTGAAGAATTTAAGTCGGAAATTGAAGCAGAATACGGAGCAATCAATATTAATCTACAAGATGGCTCTTATACTGAAATTGTAAAAGAAAGTGAGCCAAGTTTGAGTATTGTTAAAGATACTGAAGAATAAATAATGAGTTCTGTTATAAGAAAAATAAGTATAGGTTCAGATTATAAGAATGACGCAATGCACTATTCTGTAGGGCAAACTGTATATGGAGGACACGAAATTTCGCATATACTATTTAATGAATCTGAAAATTCTTATAATATTCATATAAAGAAAGGAGATGAGGTAATGGCATGGAAGAAGTTTAATTCTAATATGGCAATATCCGTTGAATATGATTTAGAATATTAATGAGGAGTGTATTTAACTTTATAGTTAAGCCATTAGGCGAAAGATATGAAAATAGCATTACGGTAGATAATAAAGAATTATTACTAAATACGAAAATAGAAAGTTTTAAATCTGTTAATAATGTAGCGGTTGTAATTTCAACTCCTTTAGCATTCAAAACAGAAATTAAAGAAGGAGATTTAGTAGTAATTCACCATAATGTGTTTAGGAGGTTTTACAACATGAAAGGCAAGAGCAAGAATAGCTCATCATATTTTAGAGATGATCAATACTTTTGCAATGTAGATCAAATTTACTTATACAAAAATGATAAGAAGTGGATTGCATTTAATGACAGATGTTTTGTAAAACCAATAAAGAATAATGATAATTTTAAGCTAGATAAAGAAAGAGAACTTATTGGTATATTAAAATACGGAAATGATTCCTTAAACAAGCTTAAAATCAATCCTGGAGATCTAGTAGGCTATACCCCTAATGGTGAGTATGAGTTTATTGTAGAAGGCCAGCGATTATATTGTATGAAATCTAATGATATTGTAATTAAATATGGATACAAAGGAGACGAAGTTGAATATAATCCAAGCTGGGCACAAAGCGGTATTGGAGCTAATTAAAGTTGCAGAAGAAGCTATATTAAATAATGGAGATGATGATTTATCAGCAGACAAATTAAAAAATGCAGCAGCAACAAAAAAATTAGCAATATTCGATGCATTTGAAATACTTGCCAGAATAGAAGACGAAACTAAAATGATTGAAGACGCTTCTAAAGAAACCGTAGCAAAACCATTTAAAGGATTTGCGGAAGGGAGATCCAAATAATGTATGAACAAACTTTATACAAAGTATTAACAGATTATATAAAACCTGCGGTTATTAAAAAAAACAATAGGTTTAATAAATGGAAATACGGATACGACAAAGACTATGACGTAGTTGTTATTAGTAAAACTGGTAAGATTGGAGAAATATATGAAATACAAAATCTTAGGATTGCATTACCATTAGCGGGAGACGTACACAACCGATCTGAATCAAAAGATGAACAGTATTGGGAACAAGTTCCATATCCAAAAGAATTAGATAAAATTAAAAATGTTACCGATTGGAATAAGCATCCTGATAGTTTTAAAGAATATTGGTATGATTATATAGATCAAGAATTTAAAAGAAGAGACGAAGGCTTTACTTATTATAGTAATGGTAAACCTACATATATAACAGGTACACATTATATGTATCTGCAATGGAGTAAGATAGACGTTGGAGCAGCAGATTTTAGAGAATCAAATAGATTATTTTTTATATTTTGGGAAGCTTGCAAAGCAGATCCAAGATGTTACGGAATGTGTTATTTAAAAAATAGACGTTCTGGATTTTCGTTTATGTCTTCTGCAGAACTTGTTAATCAAGCAACAATATCTAGCGACTCACGATTTGGTATATTATCTAAGTCTGGCGCCGATGCTAAAAAGATGTTTACAGACAAGGTGGTGCCTATATCGGTTAATTATCCATTCTTTTTCAAACCTATCCAAGATGGTATGGATAGACCTAAAACAGAATTAGCATACAGAATACCCGCATCTAAACTTACAAGAAGGAAATTAGATTCTAATGATAAATTAGAAGACCTTGAAGGATTAGATACAACAATTGACTGGAAGAATACTGGTGACAATAGTTATGATGGTGAAAAATTAAAGCTATTAGTACACGATGAAAGCGGCAAATGGGAAAGACCTGATAACATATTAAATAACTGGCGTGTTACTAAAACAACACTTAGATTAGGTAGTAAAGTTATTGGAAAGTGTATGATGGGTTCAACCTCAAATGCTTTAGACAAAGGAGGTGAAAACTTCAAAAGATTATATAACGATTCAGATGTTACGAAAAGAAACCGCAATGGACAGACTAGTTCAGGATTATATAGTTTGTTCATACCTATGGAATGGTCGTACGAGGGATTCATTGATACTTATGGGATACCTGTATTCGATACGCCAGAAAAACCAGTTAAAGGTATAGATAATAACTATATAGAATACGGAGTTATTGAACACTGGCAAAACGAGGTGGATGGTTTAAAGCAAGATCAAGACGGCTTAAACGAATACTACCGTCAGTTTCCAAGAACAGAGCAACACGCTTTTAGGGATGAGACAAAGCAATCTTTGTTTAATCTTACAAAAATATACGAACAAATAGATTATAACGATGATCTACGAAATTCCCAAGTTATAACACAAGGAAGTTTTCAATGGGAAAATGGCATTCAAGATTCAAAAGTTATATTTTACCCAAATAAAGACGGTAGATTCTTAGTATCTTGGGTTCCACCGAAACATCTTCAAAACCGCGTAATCATAAAGGATGGACTTAAATATCCAGGCAATGAACACTTAGGGGCGTTTGGATGTGATAGTTATGATATATCAGGAACAGTTGACGCAAGAGGATCTAACGGTGCTCTTCACGGATTAACTAAGTTTTCAATGGAGGATGTTCCACCTAGTCATTTCTTTTTAGAATATATCGCTAGACCTCAGACTTCTGAGATATTCTTTGAAGAAGTTTTAATGGCATTAGTATTTTATGGTATGCCAATATTGGCAGAGAATAACAAAGCTAGATTATTGTACTATATAAAAAGGAGGGGCTATAGGCCATTCTCTATGAATAGGCCGGATAAAGTTTGGAATAATTTATCGCCAACAGAAAAAGAGATTGGAGGTATACCTTCAGCAGGTCAAGATATAATACAAGCGCACGCATCAGCGATTGAAACATATATAGAAAACTATGTGGGATATAAAGAGAGCGGATACGGTGATATGTATTTCCAAAAAACATTAAATGATTGGTCTAGATTTAATATAAATAATAGAACAAAACATGATGCAACTATAAGTTCCGGATTTGCGATAATGGCATGTAATAAACATTTATATTCGCCATCAACGCCGTATAAGAAAGAAAAAGTAGAATTAAATTTCAAAAAATATAACAACCTAGGCCATAGTTCAAAAATAATATAATAGATGATTTATACTAACACGAATAGCTCTTTCCCAAGTCAGGTGGTACCGGACGAAGAAAAACAAACACTCGATTATGGTTATGCCGTAGGTATGGCTATAGAAGGCGAGTGGTTCAGAGGTAATAGGACTAGTCTTGGAAACGACAGATGGAGTACTAACTGGCAAACATATCATAACCTTAGGTTATACGCTAGAGGTGAACAAAGTATACAGAAATACAAAGATGAATTATCTATTAATGGTGATTTATCTTATTTGAATTTAGACTGGAAGCCAATACCAATTATACCAAAGTTTGTGGATATAGTTGTTAATGGCATGTCTAATAAATTATTTAAAATAAAAACATTTGCACAAGATCCTCAATCAGTAGCACAGAAAACAAATTACACTGCTGCGCTATTAAGAGACATGAACGCAAAAGATTTGTTGAATGATATTCAAGAAAAACTAGGCGCAAACTTATACAGTACGCCAAACCCAGATTCATTGCCGGAAGATAATGAAGAATTAGAAATACATTTACAATTAAATTACAAACAAGCTGTTGAAATTGCAGAAGAAGAAGTCATCAACTATGTCTTGAATAAAAACAAATATGACAATATTGCAAAGAGACTTAATTACGATTTAACGGTATTGGGTATTACGTGTGCAAAAACAAACTGGAATGGTTCTAACGGTATCACAATTGATTATGTAGATCCAGCTAATTTAGTTTACTCGTACACTGAAGACCCTAACTTTGATGACATGTACTATGTTGGCGAGGTTAAGTCCGTTAGTTTAGAAGAGCTAAAGAAAGAGTTCTCTAATTTAACTGATGAAGAATTAAAGGAAATAGAAAAGTTCCCAGGAACAAATGATTATAGTCGTACATATACAAATCAAAATTACGACACAACTACAATACAAGTTTTATACTTTGAATACAAAACATATTCAAATCAAGTATTTAAAATAAAACAAACAGAACAAGGATTAGAAAAAGCATTGGTTAAGTCAGATGGATTTAATCCTCCTGCTAATGATAACTTTAATGTAGTATCAAGAAGTATTGAGGTTCTTTATTCAGGTGCAAAAATACTTGGGCATAAAAGAATGCTTAGATGGGAATTGTCCCAAAATATGACAAGACCATTAGCGGATACTACTAAAGTAGATATGAACTACGCTATTTGCGCGCCACGTCTTTATAAAGGAAGAATTGAGTCTATAGTAAGTAGAATTACTTCTTTCGCAGATATGATCCAAATAACGCATCTAAAATTGCAACAGGTGCTTGCTAGAATGGTTCCTGATGGAGTATTCGTTGATGTTGATGGTTTAGCAGAAGTTGATTTAGGTAATGGTACAAATTACAATCCAGCAGAAGCATTAAATATGTATTTTCAAACTGGTAGTATAGTTGGTAGATCAATGTCACAGGATGGATCTAATAATCCAGGGAAAGTACCGATTCAAGAATTACAAACATCGTCTGGTAACGCAAAAATTTCATCGTTAATAAATACGTATCAATATTACTTACAAATGATACGTGATGTAACTGGCCTTAATGAAGCAAGAGATGGCTCTATGCCGGATTCAAATTCACTAGTTGGGTTACAAAAAATGGCAGCTGCTAATTCTAATGTAGCAACAAGACACATATTAGAAGCAAGTTTATATTTAACATTAAGAATATGTGAAAATATATCTAAAAGGGTAGGCGATTCATTAAAGTTTCCTCTAACGGCAAATGCTCTAGTACAAAGTATATCTGTATCAAACGTTAGAACTTTAGAAGAATTACAAACTTTAGATATTCACGACTTTGGTATATTTTTAGAGTTAGAACCTGACGAAGAAGAAAAAGCACAATTAGAACAGAACATACAAGTTGCTTTACAAACAGGAGGTATTGATCTTGAAGACGCAATAGATTTAAGAGAAATTAATAATCTTAAACTTGCTAATCAATCTTTGAAATATAAAAGAAGAAAGAAACAAGAAAGAGACCAAGCAAACCAACAAGCAAATATACAGGCCCAAGCACAAGCAAACTCTCAAACAACAGAAGCGGCCGCGTTAGCTGAAGTACAAAAACAACAGGCTTTAGCTCAAACTGAGATTCAAAAGATGCAAGCAAAAAGCCAATTTGAAGTACAAAGAATGGAGCATGAAGCACAACTTAAAAAGTTGTTAATGGCAGAAGAGTTTAAATACCAAATGCAATTAGCTCAAGTTAATGCTCAAGCAATGCAATCGAAACTTAATACTATTGAAGATCGTAAAGACAATAGATTAAAAACTACAGCGACACAACAATCAGAGTTAATAGATCAAAGACAAAATAAAACAATGCCAAAAGATTTTGAATCCGCCGGTTTTGATAATATGAGTGGGTTTGATTTAGCTCAGTTTGAACCAAAATAAATTTTACCAATCAATCTTATAATATTATATCATGTCAGAACAAATCAAAACAGAGGGGGAATTCAAAGTAAAGAAACAGACCCCCAGAAAATTAAACAAAGTAGATCAAGTTACAAAAGTTACCATTAAAGAATCAGAGCCAATTGGGGCGGCTGAACCAGAAGTAACAAAAGTATTTATTCCTAACGAAACACAAGCAGAAGATGCCGTTCAAGAGCAAAACACAAATGAAAGCATGTTGGGTGGCGAAGGATCCCAAGTGGGATTGCAAGAAGTGGTCCAAGGAAACGAAGAACCTAAAGTCGTTACCAGTCAAGAAGAAGAAGTAACTTTAATAAATGAGATTACAGAAGAAGAAATTAAACAAGAGGTAAATGATTTGGCTGAGGAAGCAAAAGCTGCTGTTAGAGCATCTGAGTATTCAGGTAAACCATTACCGGAAAATATTGAAAAACTTATTTCTTTTATGGAGGAGACCGGTGGAGACATCAATGATTATGTTAGGCTCAACGCTGACTATTCAAATGTTAATAACGAAACTTTATTAAAAGAATATTATAAAAAAACACGCCCACATTTAGATAATGAAGAGATTGAATTCCTTATGGAAGACAACTTTGAATATGATGAAGAGTTGGACGAAGAGCGAGACATCCGTAAAAAGAAACTCGCTTTTAAAGAAGAGGTTGCAAAAGCAAGAACCTTTTTAGACGGACTTAAAAGTAAATATTACGAGGAAATCAAGTTGAGACCTGGCATTACACAAGACCAACAAAAAGCAAATGACTTTTTTAACCGCTACAAAGAAGAGCAACAAATGGTGGAGTTGCAACATTCAAAATTTAAAGACGACACTAAAAACTTATTTAACCAAGATTTCAAAGGTTTTGATTTTAACTTGGGAGATAAAAGTTTTAGATATAGCGTTGCTAATAAAGATGTTGTGGCAGACAAACAATCAAATATAACTAACCTAGTTAAGAAGTTCTTAAATGATAAGGGAGATGTTGTAGATTTGAAAGGATATCACAAAGCCATGTATGCCGCTGATAATGTTGACACGATTGCAAAACACTTTTATGAACAGGGTAAAGCCGATGCTATAAAAGAGGTTGTTGCAAAATCCAATAACATTTCAACTGAACCTAGGCAAACTAGTTCTGGCGAAATTTTTGTTAATGGATTACGTGTTAAAGCTATTAACGGAACTGACACTTCAAAATTGAAAATACAAACAAGAAGATTTTAACATTAAATTAAAAAACAATGGCTGCAGTAGCAACATCCCCGGTATTTGGTTCAATCGTACCAAGCCAAAAACAACAAGCTCTTAGTACAAACTATTTGAGCTTTACAGACGGAACTAATACTTTCGCGCAACAATATTTACCAGAAATCTACGAGCAAGAAGTAGAAAGATATGGTAATAGAACATTATCAGGATTCTTACGTATGGTAGGAGCTGAAATGCCTATGCAATCTGACCAAGTAATTTGGTCTGAACAAAACAGATTACACGTTGCTTATAACAATGTAACTGTTGGTACAGGTAACACATTTACTTTTGTAACAAACGCATCTACAGTTACTGGAGCTACATCTATCAAAAATGTTATCTCTAAAAATCAAACTGTTGTTATCATTAACCCTGTAACTGGTGTTGAGGTAAAAGCTGTAGTTACATTGTCTGTAGATACATCTTCTACATTAGCTACTATTACAGTTGCCCCATATTTAGGTACAACAATCCAAAATGCTGGTACTGGTATCCCAGGCGCAACTACTGGATGTAAAGTATTTGTTTATGGATCTGAATATATCAAAGGATCTAACCTTTCTGACACTTCTGCCGGAACAGAATATAGAAGTATTACACCTGAATTTACACAATATTCTAACTCTCCTGTTATTATCCGTAACAAATATGCTGTTAATGGATCTGACATGGCTCAAATTGGGTGGGTTGAAGTAGCTACAGAAGCTGGGGCAAATGGATTCCTTTGGTATCTTAAAGCAGAATCTGAAACTAGATTGCGTTTTGAAGATTACTTAGAAATGGCTGTTGTTGAAGGTGAATTAGCATCTGCTACAGGAAGTGGATCTGCTGCTGCCGCTGGTAAAAAAGGTACACAAGGTCTTTTTGCTGCTGTTAAAGAAAGAGGTAACACTGTAGTTGCTTTCCCTAGCGCTGTGGCTGACGCACTTGGAACATTTGATAATATCTTGAAAAACTTAGATACTCAAGGAGCTATTGAAGAAAATATGCTTTTCCTTAACAGATCAACTTCATTAGAAATTGATGATATGTTAGGTGGTTTATCTTCTGGATCAAATGGTGGTGTTGCTTACGGTTTATTTGAAAACTCTGAGCAAATGTCTCTTAACTTAGGATTTACAAGTTTCCGTAGAGGATCTTATGATTTCTACAAAACTGACTGGAAATACCTAAATGACGCATCTACTAGAGGTGGTTTAACTGGAAAAGGTGGTAATATTGATGGAGTTTTAATCCCAGCGGGTACATCTACAGTATATGATCAACAACTAGGAACTAACATCCGTCGTCCATTCTTACACGTTCGTTACAGAGCTAACCAAGCTGATGATCGTAAGATGAAAAGTTGGGTATTAGGTTCTGCAGGAGGAGCTTACACATCTGATATTGATGCAATGGAGGTACACTTCTTGTCTGAAAGATGTTTATGTGTGCAAGGAGCAAACAATTTCGTATTGTTTACAGCTGCATAGTTATAAATAAATGTAAATTTGCCCCTGTTATATTAACGGGGGCAATATTTACTTTAAAATAAATAAAAAAAATAAAATTATATTATATCATGTCAACAAAACAAGCAATACAAACCCCAACAACTTGGGAAATAAAAGATAGAACATATTTACTATCTACTGGGTATACCCCATTAACATATACAGTACAATCAAAACACTCTGCTAGATACCCATTTTTATGGTTTGATGCGGATTTGAAAGAGCAAAGAGAATTAAGATATGCAACAAATCAAAACTCCCCATTCAAAGATGAACAAAAAGGAGAAGTTACACTAGGGCATATTGTATTTGAAGATGGTGTTTTAATAGTGCCGAAAGAAAAACAAAATTTACAAAAACTATTATCTTTGTATCATCCAGCCAAAAATAATTACTACAGGGAGTTAGATGAAGTAGCAAACGCGGTTGATGAGTTAGAAGATTTAGAGTTAGAAATCAATGCTCTTAATATGGCAATGAATATTGAGATTGACCAAGCAGAAGCAATACTAAGGGTAGAACTAGGTTCAAAAGTCACGTCAATGACTTCTAAGGAGCTAAAAAGAGATCTACTATTATTCGCCAAACATAATCCAGGTTTGTTCTTAGAACTAGCCAATGACGATAATGTACAACTACGCAATGTAGCAATTAGAGCGGCTGAAGCGGGTATTATAAAACTTTCACAAGACCAACGTACATTCACGTGGGGAACTAATGATAAAAAATTAATTACAGTGCCTTTTGATGAAAATCCATACTCAGCAATGGCGGCATTCTTTAAAACAGACGAGGGAGTAGAAATCTTTAAGTCTATAGAGAAAAAACTTAAATAATACGTAATACTAATATGTAGGCGGATATTGTAAATAAAACTGCAGTATCCGCTTATTTATTATAATAAATATAACAAATGGCAGTAAGTGTAGATACAGTTTATAAGACAGTCTTATTAATACTTAATAAAGAACAAAGAGGGTATATGACACCTGATGAGTTTAATAAAATTGGTACTCAAGTGCAACTTGAAGTATACTTAAAATATTTTGAAGACTTAAATCAATTACTTAGGGTTCCTCAGGTTGATTTAGACTATGCTGATCGCATTGCTTTACTGGATGAGAAAATATCTTTATTCAAAAGGAATCAAACCGTAAATTATACCACAAATGGTTATACTTTACCAACCGATTTGCAAGAGTTAGGTAGTGTTATATATAACAATAATGAAATGCAAAGGGTTCAAAGAAATGATTTTTATAATCTATACAAATCTAATCTTACAAAACCATCTGAAACTTATCCAATATATTTATATGAAAATAGTTTAGTTAAAGTATACCCAGAAACAATAAATTCTGGAGTTAGTGTTAACTATTTGAAATTTCCAACTCCCATAACTTGGGCGTTTACCATAAACAGTAATTTAGGGAATTATATATACAATCCTACTCTATCTGTTGATTTTGAATTACATCAATCAGAACAGGTTGAACTAGTACTTAGAATATTAGAGTATGCTGGTATTGTTATTAGGGATCCGCAGGTTATCCAAATAGCTGCACAAAAAGTACAACAGGATAATATGAATGAAAAACAATAATAGGATATGGCATTTATAAATAACGGATTAATTACAGAAACTAATAGACAATACTACGAAGGAGCACAGAGCATAACTTGCGATGGAGTATCTACCGTTTTTGCTTTTAGTGGTTTTGATACATCTTTAATATGGTACACTTCTAATATAGATGAGGATAATTATGAATTAAATAATTTTAAATTCTATATAAGTACAGATTCTGCTCAAACATTTTCAGAATATTCTAATGTAATTTCTGTTACAGGTAATGGTGCAATTACTGTAGGTGAAGTATTAGCCTCTGGCGTTATTGTTTTAGTACAGTTAAAAAGATTAGAGGGCGGTAAGTACGGAAATAAAAATGCTTATGGAACTGCTGTTGAAGAAAATTACGGAAGTTATGCTTATGTAAAACTTGATGACATTATAAATAACTTTATCATTGCGTACACTGGAGTTGATAAATTAATACCTAGCGTTAAAAGAACTGATATTATATTTCATGCTAAACGTGGATTACAGGAATTTAGTTATGATACATTAAAAAGTATAAAGTCTCAAGAATTAACAGTACCACCAAGTTTAAATGTGGTAATACCGCAAGACTACGTTAACTATGTTAAAATATCCCGCATAGACGCCAATGGTGTAAAGCATGTTATATTTCCAGGTATGTTAAATGGCACTCCTTATACAATGCCAGTACAAGACACAGAAGGTATCCCAATACAAGATACTTTCGATGCTAATATAACCGGGACGTCTATTATAGAGGAAAGATGGAAAAATGCAAATATAGTTGAAAATCAAAAAAGAAATTCAGATTTAAACTTTATGAATGGCGATAACAATACATACAATTTCTTAGGTCAAAGGTTTGGTATGGATACCGCTAATGCTAATTTTAATGGTACATTTATTATCAATGATAGAGAAGGTAAAATATCTTTCAGTAGCGAGTTAGTTGGATCAGTAATCTTATTAGAATATATATCTGATGGATTAGCTTATGATTTAGATACTAGAGTGCCTAAGATGGCAGAAGAAGCAATGTATGCTTATATAGTACATGCTATTGTTTCAACTAGATCAAAACAGCCTGAGTATATTGTACAAAGATTAAAACAAGAAAAATTTGCTAAATTAAGAAATGCTAAGTTAAGATTATCAAATATTAAATTAGATGAATTTACAAAAGCATTACGAGGTCAATATAAATGGATTAAACACTAGATAGATGGCAGAAGTTAAAAATAGTTTTACATCGTCTAAAATGAATCAAGACTTAGACGATAGATTAGTACCGTCTAATGAATATAGAGAAGGTCGTAATATATCTATAATAAGTTCTGATAGTAGTAATACAGGGGCAATAGAAAATATATTAGGTAATATAAAAATAAGTGATTTAAGCACGGGGTTCTCTAATGCTGAAACTATAGGTTATACATTTGACCAGACTACAAATAAATTATATTTGATGTTGACTAACTATACGGACACTTCTCCAAATCAGTTAGACATACAGTTATGTGATGTTGCAACTATAGCTAACCAATTAAATGCAAAGATAGTACAGGTTGACTTAAACAATACAACCACAACAAATTATATAATATTAGCGCAAGGATACTTCCTTAATTTTTCTACAACACACCCTATAACTGGAATTAATATAATTGAAAATTTATTATTTTGGACTGACAATAGAAATCAACCAAGAAAAATAAATATAGATTCTGCAATAAGTGGGGCAACTAGTGGAATACCTTATTATATAAATGAAGATCAAATATCAGTTGCTAAGTATGCACCTATTGATGTTATACAATTTTTAGACGAATATGGTAATAGCTCCATGAAAGATGTTGTTAGTCAATATCTGCCAGATGGAACTACTGCAAACCCGTACTATAATCCAAACTATACCGTAGATCCCGCATATATAAAAGGTAAGTTTATAAGATTTAGTTATAGATTTAGGTTTGATGACGGAGAATATTCTATATTAGCTCCATTCTCACAAATAGCATTTATACCAGAACAAGACGGGTCATTTATCACAAGTAGCGGAAATTCTGATGAAGATAATGCATATCGTAGTTCTATAGTTTCATTTATGAAAAATAAAGTAAATGAGATAGGATTAATGATACCATTACCTTCGACCGGTAGCAATCTATTTACATTATTTAAAATAACTGAAATAGATATTTTATATAAGGAATCTGACAGTATAACCGTGCAGGTTTTAGATACAGTATTGCCGGGAGCTACTGATTCAACTGGGTTTAGATATGTTCCTAATGAATTAGCAAAAGTTGCAGCTTTCGGTACCGGCTGGACTATCAAGATACCAACTACAGGAACATTAAACAATGGTGGATATAGTCATTCATCTGGCAGTGGGGTTTCTACTTTAACAACAACAGTTGCAACTACTGGGGACTGGGCAATGGGAAGTCTTATCGTTGAGGCTGGTAGTATTGCAATACCATATATAAATATTGGGGATGTTGTTTCAGGCACAGGAATTGCGGTTGGTGCTGTTGTAGTATCTATAGATGAAGGTAACCTTATAACTCTTAGCTTACCTAATACAGCTAGTGGCTCAACAACTGACGTTTTTTTTAATACTCCGGTTAGTATTAATACTGTATATCAAGTAAGTTGGACTATATCAAATCGTACTACAGGTACAGTTTCAATCACGTATGGTGGAACAAGTGTAGTTGCAGGTACGTCTACAAGTGGGAGAGCTGTTATAACAACCACAAACGCGAATGGAATAATTATTACCCCAACGAGTGTTTTTAATGGCACGATAATAATTTCTATTATAGAAAAAAATAATTATATATTAAACAATAATAGTTTTTTTAATTACACATATCAATCTAGAAAACCAAAAACAACATTAAATCCAGATCAAATAACCAGGGTATATGACAAGGTGCCAGTTAGGGCATTGGCTCAAGAGAGTTCTGGTGGTAGAGTAATATACGGGAATTACATAGATAAGCATACACCACCTTTAACTTTAGATTATAATATTAGATTATCCGCTAAAGAAACAAATACAACAACTGAATATCCATTACATACTGTTAAGCAAAATAGAAACTATCAAGTTGGTATAATTTTATCAGACAGATATGGTAGACAATCAGACGTAATACTATCCACTGTAAATGATGGTAGTATATCCGGTATATTGCCTTTTAATAATAGTTCTACTTTTTATGCTCCATATTTAGCAGATGGAACAGACGTGCTTGCTTTCTTTGGTAATTCTATAAAAATATTATTTAATAGTGTAATAAAAAGTGAAAGATCACCATTAAACACTTTAGGTATACCTGCTACTGGGGAACCTGGTTTATATGACGGCGGAGGCAAGTTAGATAGTCTAATTATTGTTTCTAGCCTTTTAGAAGAATGGGTGGCAGGAGCTGGTCAGTTTTTTAATCAGTTTGTATATGATAGTTCTGGTACTGATACTGGGATTAGGGTTACCACATTAGTAACTTATAACGCAGCTTTTGATGAATATTCTTTAGGGTCTATTACAATCACAAATACAAATAATGTTGTATTACCAGAAGACACTTTATTGTATCTTGCTCCAGCTTATATAGGGGCAGCCTTAGAAGTTGGACCACTTACGCCTGCTTCAAATCCTTTAGGTTGGTATTCTTATAAAGTTGTAGTTAAACAAACAGAACAAGAATATTACAATGTATATTTACCTGGAATACTTAACGCATATCCAGAAGAGGGAACAGCTACTTTTCCAACAGGTGAAACAGATAAGACAAGCCACACTGTACTATTTAGTGACAATATAAACAAAGTTCCAAGGGATCTTAGTGAGGTTGGCCCAGATCAAAAGCAATATAGAAGTTCAGTAAGATTATTTGGTAGAGTGCAAAATACATATATAAGTTCTGTAACTAATAATGCACAATTTTTTCCAACATCAATTGGAGGATTCAGTATATCAACATTAGGTAATGCAAACGATCTGGGTATGACTAGTACTGCATTAACCGCCCTTGGTGAAGGTAATTTATATCAGTTTAGTACAAACCCTATAGTAGGTAGAATATCTACAAACGGACAAGCATTTGGCGTTATATCTGCTAATATGGTTCCTTACTTAGCGATTGCTGAAACAGACCCAGTAACATCTAGTTTAGATATATATTGGGAAACATCGACTACTGGTTTAATATCAGATCTTAACACGGCAATATCAGAAAGTAATCCTGGGGCAGTTGGATTTGTCAATGTAAATTACAAGCAATTTGAAAACCAAAACCCTAATCTAACAGGAACGGCTACTGGAGCTGTGGACTCTAAATGGGTTACAAATTGGTTTTATCCAGTTAATTATACAGGGGCAGTGCTTACGGATACAACAATAACAGATTTTGAAGTAGTTAATGGCAATAGGACTAGTGTATTGTCATCTTTTGGATATGAAAGAGAATTACAAGAAGGTATATATAAGTATAGGATTAAAATAATAAATGTACAAGGGTTTAATTATAACTCTAATGTTAATAGTAACTTATTTATATTCACATTAAGTGTAAAAGATAGTGCTGGCATTATTAACCAATTACAGATTAATGGCAATTTAGGCAATATAGTTCCGCAAGTAAATACCTATGTGCTAAATCCTATATATACTGGAACAACAACAATTACAAGTTCTGCAACCGGAGAAAATGGATCATGGTATTCTGGTACAAAAACTTTAGGTTTAAAATGGAGTTTTGAAGATGGTACACTTACAAAGAATTTCTCATCTGGATCAACATTATTCACATTAAACATAAACTCAACAACTGGTATATTAACAAAACCGTCCGGTAACTCTAGAACATTAGAATCATTTAATATATTATTAACAGACTCAGGCGGATTAAACGTGTTATATCCATTAACATTAGACTTTAGGCCAGGAGAATTTGATCCAACAGAATTTAACTTAGACTTTAACCTTTAATAAAACAAGCATGTCATTACCAGTAAATAAAAAAACATTAGATACAACAATTGATACTAATATCAAGGCAAACAATCCTCCAAATCAATCTATTACCGCGGAGGTATTGCATGACACATTAATACCAATAGTAAATAGCACATTTGGGTTAAAAACTATATGGTGCGGTATTCTTCGTACTTTTGATAATTACACCTCAACTGCCAACAAGCATAGTTTTAAAGTTGTAGAAGATTATTATGATCCAAATTATTTTCCTTCATTAAGTCCAACAACATTAACGAGTGCGGGAGGTGTTGCTGATTATCAACAAGTTGGTTGCAGATATAAACTTTTAACAGTCGGGTCGACTATTACGCCAGGAACATATTTGAATTGTGGTACTACAATTACAACTGCAGGTACAACTCAAACTGAGGATTTAACAAGGAGCGGAACAGTATGGCGCCCTGCTTCAGGTTTAACATTTGATATATTGGTAGGCTCTGGGGGCACCGTAACAGGTATTGTTGTAAATAATTCAGGTAGTGGTTATTCTTGGTGTGGGAATGCTCAAGGAGTAACCATAACTCCTCAGGTTATTACTATAAATAGTGGTATTTCATCAGCAACACCAATTACTATTGAAATAGATTTGTCTAGAGTTATAAGTGGGGCATTTAGTAATACCTATAATGGAGAAATTTCTTTACCATATAATTTTAGTGCTTCAGCTTTAGCATTAGTGCATAATTTTTATATAGATAACGCCTCTTCCTTAGGAGTTAATGCTCCCGGTATCTGTATATCAGAAAATGATTCTCCATTAGCAAACCCTGATAATACTGGTACCCCGTATTCATTAAATCTTCAACATGAAGCCGGGGCAAATCAATACAAAACATATTTAAAAAGTTTAATTGGAGTTAATAGAACGGTAAATGGATATTATGGGGTAGTACCTTATTTTAATTTTTCCGCGGGCGACATAAAAGCGATATATAATAAATACGTAGAATTAAAAGTACCTATAATCAACACAACTATATAAATATAATACATGGCTGCAATAATAGAAGTAAAGTATTTCAATTCATTTATATTAGCCAAAACGGTTAATGGATCAAGTGTCCCTGTTTGGCGTAAAACATCAGGGTTAAGTGATAATCCCGATAAAAATTGGTGTATTGAAGAGTCTAGGATTACAGGAGGATATAATAATACTTCTGTTGATTTTGGGGTTAAAGCATACTTAGTAAGTGATAAAGTAAATGCTTCTATTAGAGGTAACTCTATGATTTATTCAGGAGTATTCAATTCTAGAACAGGAGTTAATAATACAAACCAATTTTCTGTTGGTGAAGATATATCTAGAAGTGTAGATCCTAGTAATGGATCAATACAAAAACTACACGCTGAAGATACGAATTTAACTATATTACAAGAAAGCAAAGTTAGCAGAGCTCTTATAGACAAAGACGCAATCTATTCCGCTGAAGGTATGCCAATGACTACATCTGGATCTCAAGTAATAGGCCAAATACAAGCTTATTCTGGAGAATGGGGCATTAGTAAGGATCCAACTAGTTTTGCTGTTTATGGGTATCAGAAATACTTTACAGACCGTAATAACAATGCAGTTTTAAGATTATCCGCAGATGGTATAACTGAGATATCTAAATATGGTATGGAATACTTCTTTACAAGTGCTCTATCTACATTGGGGGTTGGTAAAATAGTTGGGGGGTATGATATTGTAACTAAAAGTTATGTATTATCATTACAACCAACAAATTCAAATTATAATACATTAGCCTTTGATGAGGCTGTTAATGGTTGGACAAGTTTCTATGACTACAAACCATCGTCTATATTCAGTGTAAACTCAAGTTATTATACCACAACTGGATCTCAAGTATATAAACATAATCAGGAAAATATAACAAATACTAATAGAGGTAAATTCTATGGTATACAATATCCTGCTAGTGTAAATTTAATTTTGAACCCAAATCCTTCTTTATCAAAAGTATTCAAAACTATAAACTATGAAGGCAGCAACGGTTGGACTGCGTCAAGTGTGCAAACGCCGTATGACAAAGCTTCTAGTATTAAAAGTTACTTAGAAGGGGCTTATGATTCAGCTACGCCTCAGAACGAAGGTGTAAACGCAATAGTTCAACCAGTGTATCATGCTGGTTTTAATCGTAAAGAAGGTAAATTCTTCGCGAATATTATTAATAATAGCTTTGCTACAGAAGGGGAAATAATTTATGGTAATTCAATGTCCGGTATTAAAGGTTTCTTTAGCACAGTAACTTTGCAAACAGATAGCGCAACTGATGTTGGCGGTTTTAAAGAACTATATGCAGTATCATCAGAATATATAGAATCATCATATTAAATTAAATTAAATTAAATTAAATGACTAATGCTTTAATCACAAAAGAATTTATAGACAAAGTAGAGACTCTGCAAGAAGCAATGTTAAATTCTAATTCTGAATTAATAGCAAAAGGTAATACAGATATGTTCCCATTAAAACACACTTTCGCAGAAGGGATTTATGTAAGAGAGATGCTCATACAAGAAGGGGGATTGATAATAGGTAGGGTGCATAAGAATGATCATATATGGTTTTTACTATCTGGTGATTTAGAAATTGCTACAGAGAGTGGACCTGAATTATTTATAGGCCCTTGTTATATAAAAGCAAAAGCCGGGGCAAAAAGAATACTACACGCAATAACAGACTCAATATTTGTTAATGTATATCCTAACCCAACCAATAATACAAACATAGAAGAACTTGAAGATAATTTAACTTGTATCTACTATAGTACTTATGAAAAATATAAACTTTTAAATAAATAATAATGGTATTTTTAATACAAAATTTAGTTCATACTTTAACCGTTCATTTGCCTATGCAAGAAGCTACAATGGTTGTTGCTGGCATTATTGGCGGAGCAGCGTCTGTTGTTACCGGAATATTCGGGATGAGTTCGGCTGCTAAAGCTAGGAGAAACGCAGCAAGAGAAGCATCAAAAAGAAATGCTGAATTGACTGCTTTAGAAAACAATAGACAAGCAATTATTAACCCTTATGCTGGAGTTAAAGACTTAAGCGGTCTTGCAAAAGATTTGTCAGGTATGATAAGTAATTCGTATGCTAATTTAGGTGTTGCAACACAAGCCGCAAGATTTCAAGCGGAGCAAACTGATATATCATTAGCATCGACATTAGATACATTAAAAGAAACAGGAGCAAGTGCAGGTGGGGCAACTGCATTAGCACAGGCAGCGTTACAATCTAAACAAGGTGTCTCAGCTAGTATAGAACAACAAGAGGCTGCTAATGAAAAATTAAGAGCTCAAGGCGAACAGCAATTACAACAAATTCAAATGTCTGAGGCTGGCAGAATACAAGGTATTCAAATGTCGGAAGCTGGTAGAATGCAAGAAGCAGAAGTTGCTGGTCAACAATTTGTTTATGGACAAAAAGAAGCTAGAGAAATGCAAAAAATGGATAGAACTGCTGGCCAATTAAGTGGAGCGCAAGCAAGAGAAGCACAAGCAAGAGCAGATCAAACAGGCGCATTAACAGGTATGATTGGAGGCATAACATCTACAATAGGATCATTAGCTAGCTCTGGAGCATTTGCAAAAACACCAGCAGCGCCGGGTGCGGCACCAACTAATCCACTACCTGGAGTACAACAAAGCTATGGTTTTGGGGGTACTAATTACGGTTCAAATTAATTTAAAAAAAATAAATGGGAGCATATTCAAATCCACAAGAAGTATTAGATACTCAAACCGGGCAATATTTTCAGAATCTTCAAAGCACAATAACACAAACTTTCGCAGGTGTTGCACAGTCTTATGCGGCTAAGCAAGCGCAATTAAAAAAAGAATTAGAAGCAAATAAAAAAGAATTATTAGCAAATCAATTGAACGTTGACGAAGGCAATTTAAAGTTATATTCAGAAATAGATAAGGCATCTGCAGGTAAAAAAGGGGTAGATTTTCATTCTACATTTGATCCTTTTGTTAAGGAATATGGTGATTTGAATATGTCATTGCAAACCGGGTCTGCTTCTGATAGAAGTAAAACATTGCAAAGAATGGCCCAAATAAGAAGTTCAATTACAGGTGCACAGGAGGACATTGCAACTATAGGTTCTTATGGCGAATCATTCGATAAGAATAGCTCAAACATTGGTAATATGGGAGGTCTCTCAGCTAGTAATGATCCTACAATGGTAATGGCCTACCAAGTACTTTCCGGTAAGGCAAAAGGTACAACATCGCTTAAAGTTGATCCATCAAACCCTAGCATACGTACATGGACCGTTAAAGGTAATGTTGGGGGCAAAGATTTTGAGCAAGTTATTGATGGCAACCAATTAAAAGACGCTAGTCAACAAGGAGGTGGTCCATTCGTTTACATACCAAATACAATGGATGCAATAGATCAAAATAAACTTAGTAGCGGAGCTTATAATGTAGATACTAAGCAAGATAGTAAGGGAAATACAATTAGATCCTTAGGATTGATTAATGAGTCTTATTTAGGTAAAGAAATATTGGTTGATAGTCCTGAAAAAATAACCGGCCGAACAGTAAAGCAAGTTTATAGACAAGTAGATAAAGAAAAAATAAAACCTTTATTAGCTATAGATGCAAACAAACAATCAGCAGGCTTATTAGCGGACACTAGATCAGCCTCTGCTTGGTATAATGAAGTATACGCAAAAGGTAAAAATGATTTTGTTACACCATTGGATTTATCAACTGATGATGGCAAACAAAGATTTCAAGATGCTTATTTACAGTACATCGTTGATACAATACCAGATAAACAAGCAGTAATGACTCCTGATAATAATATTGCAACCGTGACTAATGTAGAAGTAAAACCTTCTAGGGCAACAGCCGGTAGTGGCGGTGGCAGGCCTGCTAAGGCGTTATTTACAGAACAAGAAATAAATGATTACAAAAATGACTTTGCCGATTTAGCGTCAGGTAAAATAGAAGCGATTGATTTACCTGTTAGAGGAAAAGGAACAATGCGTTTTGAATTAAATAGAAAAGAAGGGAAGATACAAATGGTTAGAGCAGATGGCACAGTATTAAAAGATCGTGTAACAGGACCTCAATTTAGATCTTATTTAGGAAAATAAAATAATAATAAATAACAAGTTTAAACAAAACAATATGTTTGAATACCTACTCCCTGACGGGACCGCGTTGCCAGAGAACGAAGTAATAAAACTGGCTGTACAAAAAGGTTTAACACCTGATGACTATGTTAAAAAAAATAAACTTACTTTAAGACCTAAGCAAAAGAAAGCTGAGGTTAAAAAAGAAGTTGTAAAACCAACTCCGGTTGTAAAAAAAGAAGAACAAGTAGATATTACTGTTGAACCTGGCGTTTCAGATATTGGAGCAAAAGTTTCTAAAAAAGAATTTGCATTTAAAGAAGAAGGCATAACCCCGGAATATAAAGCAAAAAAAGCAAAAGATATTACTATAAAGGAAGGAGAAGAAGCAAAATCTTTAATTCGTTTCCAAGAGCAAAAGACTAGATTAAGTAAGACTTATAAAAATAATCAAAATATTATTAACAATATTAATAGCAAAGCTTATAATTATGCTCAAAATGATCTAGTTAATGAAGAAAATACTACGCAAATTTCTGATTATATATCTACTGGATTAGAAAAAGCAGGTAATGTTGCAATGGGTATTGCAAATATTGTTCCAAAAACACTTGAGGCTTTAAGTGGAGGAGCTGTTGATTTGCCATCATTTGAATTATATGATACAGAAAAAACAAAAATGCCATTTTCAAAATACGAAGTAGCGGCGAAAGAAAAAATAAATAATGAGGCATTAATTGCAAAGCAAAATAATGTGAATTTTGTTGCTCCACCATTAATAGATGTGCAAAAAGATTTATTTTTACAAGATAAAGTAAAAGAAAATAAAGAACGTATAATTAATGATATGTTCACTCCTGGCTTTACGGGAGGTTTAACCGAAAATGACAAAGAATTAAAAGAACAAAAAGAGGCTTTAAAGGTCCAAGAAATTGGTAATATACAAAATATTACTAATAAACAAAAAGTGAATACTGCGCAATCAGTATTATATGGAGATACTATGAATTATCTAGCGGAGGACATATTAAAAACTCAGCAAAAAATAAAAGATAAGATAGCAACCCCTGACGACATTGCTAAATTTAAAACAGATTTACAAGATTATAAAAATAATAAAACACAATACCAAGATATTTTAAATGAGAATGTTAAGTTAGACACTAAAAAAGCGGGTGTTCAATCTAATATAGATTTATTTAAACTAAATTATAATCCTTATTCAAATTTAATTAATAATGTTGGTGGAACAGCTGAAGGAATGGTTGGCGGTGCATTAGTTTCATTAGGCAAAATAGGTTTGATGATTGGATATGAAGATAATGTTTTTACCGAGGTTGGTGAAAAAATGATCCAAAGATCGGAAGAGTTGCGCTCGGCACATAGGTCTTTTGAACTTAATAAAATAAAATCTGCCGGTGATATGGGTATGTGGCTTGGCCAAGTGGTTGGCGGAATTGCTCCATATATTGTAGGTGGTGAAGCTAATTTAGCTAAAGGAGTATTTGCAGCAGGAGCAGCTGGTAAAAAAGCTTATGCAATGGATGAAGAAATGGCTGCAAACCCAAAATTAGAATATAATGATTTGCAATATGCCGGAGCAATGCTAGGTTATGGCTTAGGAGAGTTCTATATGGTGGGAGGAATGAATAAAATATTGAAGGGAGCTAAAGGAACCGTTGGGGCAATAAACGAAAATGAAATAGAAAAAGCTTTATTTAATAAAGGTATTAAATCTTATGTAAACAAAGCCGTTAATAATGTACCTAAATTTTTAAGTGAAACAAATAAAGCTGGTTTAACTGGCTTTACGGTTGCGGCAATAGATAATATTACAGACAATGTAATATTAGGTAAAAAATCCGATATAAAAGAGGCCTTAGTTGACGGGTATAAAAATATGGCTTTAATGCATACTGCGGTTGCTGGTATGGGTAATATATTTGGGTATGCAGTTGGTAAAGTATCTCCAGACCATGAAAGACTTCAAACATCAAAAAATTTACTTAAAATAAGCGAATTGAATGATAGATTGCTTGACGAAACATTAGATCCAACTACTAAAAAAGTTATCAATGACAATATTAATTCATTAGAAAATGCTAATAAAATAGCATTGCAAAAAAGTCTAAATAAAATTGGAACTTATTCAAAAAGTCAAATAAGAGATTTATTAGAAATTGAACAAAAAAAGTTTGAACTTAAACAAGAAGCAATATCTATAGCAAAAGTTCCTAATGAACAAAACGCTGGATTAATAGAAGGAATAAAAGGTAGGTTCAAAGAACTGAATGATACTAGATCCGCTATTATGTTTGATAAGCATAACGCATTGTCATATATTGAACCTGCAAAATTAGACAAGTTGACTAAGGACGCTAAAAAATCCTTAGAATATGAAAATGAGCGTGCTCCTGATGAAAAGGTAAAAATAACTGACGAAACAATAAAAGATCGCGCATTACAAACACATTTATTAGATGATTTTCTAAAAAGTAATTTGAATGAAAAAGGTTATAATGCCGTAACTCAATTTGGTCATGCAAAAGCTGCTGAAAAATTTGGTATTGACACATATACAAATTTCGATGCTTTAGCCGAATCTTTTAATAAAGCAAAAATATTATCGCGCAGAGTTGACATAGCTAAAACTGCTCCTGAAGTTATAAAAGCAAGAGCGGGATTACTTAGAAAAGCCGCTGAGTCTATAGGATTAGCAGAAAAAAAAGATATTCAAAGATTTGATGATACCCAAACCGCCAAAGAATGGTTAGAAAATAATACAAAATTATCTCCGACTGAAGTAAATTTTTATATTAATAAGCCACTAGGGGCAGCTATAGGAAGTGGATTTACAAATAATGGCAAAGAGATACTATTTATAAATGATGCTAAATCAGCCGCACGCGGGTTCACCACAACTGATCAACACGAATTATTTCATCCTATATTAGATTCAATGCTTGCCAAAGATCCAAAATTTGGCGAAGACGTTGGCAAAATGCTATACGCGTATATTGAAGAAATGATTGGCTCAAAATCATTTAATGCTACGGAATTTAAAGAGCGACATGACTTATATAAAAAACAATTTGATGCAGGTGAAATTGATGGCACAGAATATTGGGCAGAGGTATTTCCATTATTGTCTGAAGCAATAGCGGTTAAGGATATAAAATATGACGAAACATTTTTTACAAAAATAAAAGATGTTGTAAGAAGACTATTGCAGGATTTAGGTTGGAAAAAAATAGATATAAAAACAGGACAAGATGCATTTAATTTTGTTAGAGATTATAATGCTGGTTTTGAAAAAGGGGACTTAGGTAAAGCGTTTAAAAGGCTTTTAACAGAAGAAAATATAACTAGCAATATAAAGGAGTCTAAGTCCTTTGATGATCGTTTAGATGAGCTAGATAACATGCTTGCTGACGGTAGTATTGAATACGATGCTTACGAAAGGAAAGTTGAAGAATTAGAAAAAGAAGAAAAAGCATTAAAGACTGTAACTAAAATTGAAGAAGTTGGATTTAAAGAGAAAACTCCTTCTAAGGAAAAATATGAAATAAGTGATGTAGCTAAAACTGCAAAAGAAAAGCTTGATAACATCGGCAATAACCCTAAAGGGTTTAATGTCGGTGATGAAAACATATACAAAGAACTAGACAAAATGGTTAAGGCTAAGTCTAGGAATTGGGTTACATCAAAAGGAACTGTTATAGACTTTACAAATAAAGATAAAGGAGGTTTAGATGGATTCAGCATGGAAGAAATGGTAAATGAGACCAGGGCTTCCATGATCCCTTATATTGCTAAATTTGATCCAAGTAAAAACAATAGTTTATATGGGTATATAAATGCACAGTATGTTAATAGAATGCGGCAAGCTCTTAAAAGTGGTAAGGTCGCAGATGTAATATATGGCGAAAGTGCAGAAGAAGTTAAAGGATTAATGTCTGGTGAAGAAACTGACATGAACGTTATTGAGCAATTGCCAGAAAGACCAGCATATAAAACATTAATAGAAGCTAAGGTTTTAGACCAACCGTATATTGATTCCGTAATAAATAAAGTTATAAGCACAGTTCGAACATTAAAAACAAGTGCTCTAGAAAAAGTTTCTATAAATAGAACTATCACTCCTTTTGTTGCAGAGATCAGAGACGCAATGGGCAAACAAGCTGACATTGATTTTAAAACAGCAATGGGAGGCAAAAAGAATGGTGAATTAAGATCTTGGTTATTGAAACATAAAAAAGCAATGTTAGAAAACCTAACAACTACTTTTTTAATGGGTAAGAATGGAGATGGTGGTTTTCCAATGGCTATAGAAAAAAGTGTAAATGGTAGTTGGGTAAAATATCCTGAATGGGTAGATAAAACAATAGATAGAGAATCTGTTTCAACAGACTTAGCGGGAAGAACATCAGGTGCTGAATTAGTTAGACGTCTTAAAAATGCTGACAGACTAATATCTGATGCTGATTTCTTATCTTTTGTTATAGGTCCAGATGGTAATCCGCTAAGAGGTAGAAAAGAAGCTGTAGCTAAAGCTATGGGCGAAGAGTATTCTTTTGACTTGATTAAAAAAGATCTAATAGAAGAAGGTCCTATATACGAAGCCTTACAAAAAAATCAAACATTACTTACTGGAGTTGCAATAGACAATGCGGTAACCGAACTTAGTCGCCAATTTGATAGAGGTAATGTTAAGTTTTCATTGTTTGAATCAGGCTTAGAACTTGATTTATTTAAAGAAAAAGAAGAAGACTTTAAAAAGGAATTATTAAACAATAATGTAAATGTAAGAAAATCATTTATTGATACTTATGGCAATACATTTGGCGAAAAAACAAATAGTATAATAAGTAAATTGATTGAAAATACATTAGCATTACTGCCAACTAAAAAATTAGATTTAGCAGAAGGTAAATTATTTGTAACAGACAATATTGAAAAACTATTAGTAACTGATAATCTTAACAATACAGATAGCGAAAATTTTGGATTAGATTTAGTAGGTTTAAAAGATTTAAAATATTCAGATAAAAATGGCAAGTTAACTTATAATGGAATATCCTCCTCTAATAAATTTAGTGAGATGATAACAAAATCACTAGATACTGAATTGAATCAAGAAAAAAGAAATCAAATAATAGAGGATCAAATAAATACATTTTCAAGAACTGTACGCGCTAAAAATGGATTGTTTAAAACAAATAGACAATTTTGGGAAGAAATGATAAAACCTAATCTTAATGAAAAAGATTTAGAAAACTTTAGCATTAAACCTGTACAAAGAGGAGAAGGTATTTTTCATGGGGCAAAACAAATTACCGTTGATTTTGATCCAACTATAAAAGTAAACAAATTTAGTATATTAACCAATGTTGAAAACGTTAATATACAATCCAAAAAAAATAGAGAATTATTAATAAAACAATTAGATAAGTTTATTGAATCTGGTGATGTAAAATCTGCCTCTTCATATATTAATCTTAGTTCTAGGGATATGCGCTCTGTTTTAAAGTTAATGGGTAAATTTAAAGGATATGAAGAAGGTGTGTTCATCTCGGGTGAAACACCGGTATATGAACATAGACCGCCTATGAATGAGATAGGCAATAAGTTTATAGCAGCAGTTGCTGGCGAAATTAATAGATCTGAAGCAATAGACGCTATAAATTCTTCTGAAACATACTTAATATCCAAAGAATTAAATAAATCTATAAATGAAAACTTTAAGACTAAAGGTGATTTCTTAGAAAGTTATACTTCAAGTTTAGAAAAATTAAATAAAAATATAATATCAGTAGATAATGTTGGCGTTGCCCGTTTAAGTTTGGTAGATAAAACTGAATTGTCTAAAGACTTTAATGATATTTTAGAGGAAAATGTAGGTGTGAAAGCTGATGAAAAGTTTTCAGATATTGTAGCAAAACGTAAAGGAGCGGCTATCGGTAAATATAGATTCTTTGTTCCACCGTCAGCTGCTGATTTAGAATTATTAACTTATGATTTTTTAGGGTACGGCAAAGCGGGTGAAAAACAAAAAGAGTTCTTTAACAAAACATTGTTCGAGCCTTACGCTAATGGTATTGCATTAATTGACGCTGCTAAACAATCTATAAAAACTGATTATAAAACATTATTAAAGTCATATCCTAAAGTAAGTAAAGAGTTAGGCAAGTTAACACCTGACGGCAATTTTACTTATGACCAAGCTCTACGTGTGTCTATGTGGACCGGCATGGGTGTTGAAGTTCCTGGGTTGCTTAAAGAAGATATAAGGAAATTAAATGACTTTGTTAATAATGATGCTGAGCTATCTGCTTTTAAAGCTGGATTAATAGTGACAGGTAGACAAGGAAATGGCTGGGTAGAACCGTCTGAATATTGGGATAGTGAAACTATAGTATCTGATTTACATAACATAACGGAAAAAGTAGGTAGAAAAAAATATTTAGGAGAATTTATAGAAAATTCTGAAAGTATGTTTTCAAAAGAAAATCTTAATAAAATTGAAACAATATATGGATCAAACTTTAGAGAGGCATTAGAGGATTCTATTTATAGCATGTCTAATGGGACAAACAGAGAAGGAGGTCCTGGAAGAATAAACGCAGGATGGTTAAATTGGATTAATAATTCAACCGGTGCTATAATGTTTTGGAATACTAGGTCAGCTGTACTACAGACCGTTGGGGCAATTAACTATTTAAACTGGAGGGATAATAATCCTTTAAATGCAGCCAAAGCATTTGCAAATCAACCGCAATACTGGAAAGATTTTGCTCATATCTGGAACTCAGATAAAATGAAAGAAAGAAGGTCAGGTTTGAAAGAAGACGTTAGTTCTGCTGAAATAGCTAATGCCGCAGTAGGTAGTAAGAGTAAAGCTAATGCGGTAATATCTTATTTATTGAAAAAAGGATTTTTACCGACTCAGATTGGAGATAGTTTTGCTATTGCTTCAGGAGGAGCCGCGTTCTATAGAAATCGCATTGATTATAATTTAAAGCAAGGGATGTCCGAAGCAGAAGCTGAGTCCAACGCTTGGAAAGAATTCTTAAAAATAACAGACCAAACACAACAATCTGGAGACCCTAGAGATGTTTCTCAGCAACAAAGAAGTGCTGCGGGTAGATTAGTATTAGCATTCCAAAATACATCAATGCAGCAAGCTAGGCTTGTAAAGAAAGCTGGATTAGATCTTATAAACAATAGAGGCGATGCAAAAACTAACATATCTAAGATCGTATATTATACAGCGGTTCAAAACATTATTTTTGGAGCTCTACAAAGCGCTTTATTTGCTACATTTTTTAGTGACGATGATGATGAAGAGAAAAAGAAAAAGAAGCAAACCGTTCAAGATAAATGGCTTGACATTGGTAATAACATTGTTGATACTATATTGCGTGGTTCTGGTTTGGCTGGCGCTGTTGTAGCTACTCTTAAGAATGTTTATTTAAAGTATAACGAAGAACAAGAAAAAGGATTTAAAGGTGATCTTGGTAAAGTAGTAATTGAAGCTGCTAATATTTCTCCACCATTAGGTTCTAAGTTTACTAAATTGTATGGGGCAGCAAAAACTAATCAATTTGAAAAAGATGTTATTGCTAAAAGAGGTTGGGATATTACGCAAGGCGGTAGATTAGATTTAAGTCCGTCTTATTCTGTATTAGGACAGGGTGTTGAGGCTGCTACTAACTTGCCTATGAATAGATTTGTAAACAAAGTTAATAATCTTAGTGAAGCATTAGACTCTAGAAATAAATCTTGGCAACGTATTGCATTAGCAATTGGATATAGTCCTTATGCTGTTGGGGCAAAAAATGAAGAAAATGATATTATAAAAGCAGAGGCTAAAGTAGAAAGAAAAATTGCTGGTAAAGAAAAAGCAATAGAGACTAGAAGGAAGAACAAAGAAGAATTAAGAAATATGCCTTCTGAAGAAAGACGTGCTTTAAGAGAAAAGAAGCGAGAAGAAAAAAGATTACTTAGAGAAAGAAAAAGGAACGCATATAAATAGGCACCATACCTAATGTTCCAAAATAAGAAAGGGGACCTCGTAATGAGAATCCCCTTTTTTTATTTATGTTCATTATATTTGAACGTTCATTGTCAATGAACACTAGCCATCACAAGATAAACAACCCTCATCCATAGCTTTAGCCGCTATATCTCCACGTAGAACAGACTCAGTCCTCATATAATATAAAGTCTTAACTCCTTTTTTCCACGCATCCATGTGTACTTTATTAAGCCACTTAGGGGTTGCTTCACTTGGAAAAGCTAAATTCAAACTAACTGCTTGGTCAATATACTGCTGTCTCAAGCCTGCTTGATTAACTAATTCTAGTTGATTAATTTCTTTAAACGTCCTAAAAACATCTTTAGCCGGAACCTCGTGAGCACAGAATATATTCTTAAGTTCATCAATGTTCTGTACCGAACCTCCGTCTTCCAAAATCTTATTCCAAATTTCATCTGTATTTATTTTATGTTTCTTTAATAATTTAACTAACGTTGGGTTTTTCCTGATGAACGTCCCTTTTGCGCTTTGTTCAGTGAACACGTTTGCTGCCCAAGGTTCAATCCCTGCTGATACATTTCCCGAAAGTTTACTATTACTAACAGTAGGAGCAAGGGCACGCAAGTGAGTATTCCGCATACCAGTGCCAACACACCATAAAGGTTCGCCATACACTTCTGCTAAAACACGGCTAGCGCGTTCGCTTTCAATTTTAATTTGACTAAATATCTTTCTAGTCTCGTACTGCGCGAGCAAACCTTCGAACGGCAATCCTTTTTCTTGCAAGTACGTATGCCAACCGAGCACCCCGAGGCCAAGAGCTCTTCCTTTTGTTGCTGAGCGTATTGAATTTTCAAATCCACGTAACCCTTTTGCTCTTTGTATAAACTCTTCCATGACTCCATCAAGGAACCAAATTGAGTCATAAATGAGATTTGTGTCTTTCCACTCTTCATATTTTGCTAAATTTAATGATGATAAACAACACACAAAGCTATGTGTCTCGTCTGTGTGCAGTGTTATTTCACTACATATATTAGTCATGTGAACTTTTAGTCCGTTGGTTTTATATGCTTGCGGATTTGCTTTATTAACGTTTCCTTTAAACATGATATACGGTTCGCCAGTGGCTTTTCGTTTTCTAAGGAGTTTACTCCATCTATCTCTAGCTTTTGCATCTCCTTGTTCAAGCTTTCGCATAAACTTATCACCAACAATTGCGCATTGATGTAGATTAAGCGATTGTCTATTGACATCTCCTTTGGGTTCGCGTATCTCAAGCCACTCCTCAAAATCAGGGTGTTCAATATTGATGTTAACTGATGCTGCTCCGCGCCTAACAGAACCTTGATTTGTTGCGAGGATTGTTGAATCATAGATCTTACAAAATGGCACGACTCCGTCTGATGTTCCATTACCTGTTATTTTTGCGCCAGCGGGTCTAATTTGATTAATACCGACACCAACTCCACCGCCGTGCTTAGCGAGTAGCATCATCTCTAAATTTTTAGTACCAATATCTTGAATACTATCTGCAACATCAATTCCAAAACAACTAATAGGCAATCCTCGATCTGTGCCTGTATTAGACAGCACTGGAGACGCTAAACATAGCCAACCATTCCAAATGTATTCAAAAAACTTTTCAGCTAGTTCTGGCTTATATAAACGCCTCGCTACTGTTTTAGCAACCCGCAAATAAGCATCTGCAGGCGATTCATCAAATATTAAGTAACCTCCTGTTATTGTTTTCTTGTATACATCTGTATCACCCCAAACAGGAAAATCTAAACCTTTAACCCATTCAGGATTCCATCCGTTATTCACCATCTAATTCTAACTTTTTTTCTTCTGGTTTAGTAATCAAATCTGTTTTTAATTTTTCAATTGCATCGTTATAATCTGGCATATTCTTTAATGTTTCCAATGTGCCAATCGACAAGTCTCTTAAGTTTGTTAATTCATTTATAACTTGCTGCATTACTCTTGACAAAGCTTCAACTTTGTTTTTCATTTCTACCAATGATTGTTCTTTCATTTTGTTATTTTTTAATTACCATATATTTTCATAATCTTCCCCTTCGCCAGCTTTACTATAATCTGTAGATCGCATTGCAAAGAAATCTGTATGCGTATGTCCGCCAGTTAAATGAAAAAACCAATCTAAATTTGCTGCAGCATCTTTGTCATAAGCAAAATGATCTTTTAGTTCAACATAGCCAAGTTCCATTAACTTCTCGTTTGTACGCTTCTTAATGAAATGTTTTAAGTCTACCGCTTTAATACCTTCAATATCCCCCATTTCAAACATCTTATCAATATAAGCAACTTCTAATTCTATCATTGTATTAGCAGCATCTATTATATCTTTTTTGCATAAGTGTAATAATTGTGTGTTTTCTCTGCACATATCGCGAAATAACTTACAACCCATCTTACTGTGTAATGATTCGTCACGCACACTCCACTTCATTTGTTGCCCGATGCCCTTTAATAAATTCCGCATTTGAAAAGAATATAATACAGCAAAAGCAGAATAAAGACTAACCCCTTCAGCAAAGGCGCTAAACACAGCAAGAGACTTAGCAATCCCAGTGTGAGAGTTACCTTCATATCCAACCAAGTTGTTAAACCTTTCAGCCGTTGCGGGTTCGTGTAAAAAAGCTTTGTAATCTTCAAGTCCAAGTGTTTCATTTAAGTAGCTATAAGCAACAGCGTGAATAGTTTCTTGTGATCCAAACATCATAGCCATTTGTTGTATCTCATGTTTAGGGAACCAACTAACAACCTTTTGTGTCCAATAATCTGAAACTGCGCATTCTGTTTGAGCAAAACCTAGTAGAATATTTCCTACCAGGTTCTTTTCTTTTTCATTTAATTTTTCATTCCAATCTTTTAAATCTCCTGCCATGCTTATCTCAGTATGTAACCAAAAAGCTTGTGCCTGTTTCAACCATCCCTCGGTATAATAATCGGGGTATTCAAATGGTTTGTATTCTATTCTTTTATCAAATAACCCCATATATTTCTATTTATCTATTTCAAATGCAATATCTACAAATGGTAAATACAACACGTGTATTAAGTACGTTTTTTCTTCATAAGTTCTAATTCCAAATAAAATTCCTGGATAAAAACCAAGTGTTAAACTCCAATACTTACCTTCCCTGTCCTCTGTATTTTTTGACATAATTTTTGCTTGTTTTACTGTTACTATTTTTTGTTTTTGAATGAATTCCCGGTCTGTTTACACTCGTGACCTTTTTAGATCCAACCTCTTGTTTCGCCATCTATTTTATATTTTTCTCGCATTTTTAATATATCCTTGTACTTAACTTTACCATTAACATTGAAAGACCATTTAACCCATTTATCAAGTTGCCTTTCAGCATAGTTTTTCCATGCTAGTCTTCTCGATTCTGCAGGATTAATTTCACTGTCTCTAGGCATTCTGGTTGATTTTGTGGTTTATATAATGTTCTCGTGTCATTGTTATCGTGCATCCATTTCTTGAATAACTTCCATCGTAACGGGAAAGATTCATTGGCTCTACCTTTTGTTTCAATTATAAAATCTCTTCCAATAAAGTCTGGCGTATATTTTAAGTTGAGTATTTTTTTGTTGCCACGGTCCTCAAAGCATCCTTTACCATTGGATTGTCTCTCAAAGCTTTTGTTCTGAAATTGAAAACTAGGGACAAGTTCAAAAGTATGTGATTCATATTGTGCTTTTATATTATTTTCTACTAATGCTTTATACATATACTTTTCAAGGCCTGAGGCAAAGGTAATGCCATTATACACTACCTTTTTTGCTACTACAGGACCTTTCTTTCTACTAACTTTTTTCATTAATTGTAATTACCATATCTGTCTTTTTTGACATCAACTAATTCATAATTAACTTGAACTCTATTAATCATTGCTTCTTGTTGCAGATCAGTTAATTCTTCTTTTAAACGCTGCATGTATAGCACAGCATCCATTAACTCTTCTTGCAGATGATTAGCCCAAGCAAACAAATCTGACTTATCATCTCGTAATGTTTTACCATACTTTGCAAAGCCAACATCAGATCTTGAAATAAATTTATCTACAACTGATTCAACAACTGGGTCTCTAAATACTACTGTTTTACTTCTCATTACAATGTTTGTTTTACAAATGAACCGTTCTTCATTGAGCCCTTACGACTCTTAATTTCTGTATAAGCAGACTTAATACAGTCTTCAATTTTTAATCCGCCTAATGCTGCTAAATTAGTTAATACAACAACACAGTCTCCAATTGCATCGACTAGCTCTTCTTTATTATCTTTTAATATTGCACTTGATAATTCGCCAACTTCTTCTTGAAGTTTTAAGCATTGTGTTTTAATATCTCCTGACTTATAAATACCACGTTCATCAGCCCAAGTTCTAATCAAATCATAAACATTACTACTTAACTGAGTAACACCGTTTTTCTTAGGAGTTAATAATGTTTTAGCAAATTCTTCTAACGCTTTATTATATACATAAGTTCTACCTGGATTGAACATTGACACATTAGCATTCTTTACGATCCATTCTGCAATATCAGGAGTTAATGTATAACTTCCAAAGCCTGTTTTAAATTGTATTCCCAAATTGTCAAACAAGTTACCCTTCAGTTTATTAACTGGACAAGGAAATGTAGTTGTTTGTTCTGTTACATTTAATACCATTTTGTTTTTGTTTTTATTGATTAAATTTTTATATGATTGTCTGTCTATCTTATAACCGTAGATAAGTTGAAGTTCTAATTCTCGATCTGATATATAATCTATATCTTCACTTGAATCTAGAACTTCGTATTCTCCAGTCTGATACCCCTGTTGTATCGTTAATCTATCTTTAAGATTACGTGTCACTCCTATTTTTTTACCAGGAATATGATACAAATAATAAATTGTTTTTTCCATAATATGCACTTATACAGCTACTGTCGCTGTTATTTTTGGTCCGTGTTTGTAATCAATTAACTCTAAAAGATTATCGTCAATTTTATACTTAGGCAATTCAAAATTAGTTTGCTTTAAGTACTCATGAACAGCCTCTAGCTGATTATTATATATGTGAGCATCTACTATCTGTATATCCAACGTATTAGCTTTTAAACCAACTTGATCCGATACATACAACAGTATCTTAGTGAATAGAGCAACATCATAAGGTATACCTAAGAATAAATCACCAGATCTTTGTACAACAAACATATTAAGTTTATCTTTTTCTACAAAGAATTGGAAATACAAATAACAAGGGGGCAATGCCATTTGATCTTGCTGAGCCGGATTCCATAATGATATAATGTGTCTACGGCTGTCTGGATCAGTCCTTAATGTTTTTATTAAGTTTCGCATTTGATCTATATTTTGATTGTTAAAATTACGCATTTGATATCCATATACAGGGCCTAACTCTCCATTCTCATCCGCCCAAGCATCCCATATTTTTACACCAGCATCTCTGAATCTTTGTATATTTGTTTCGCCATTAATAAACCATTCAAATTCTGTATCAAAAGTTTTTTGAAACATTTTTCGTCCAGTTAATATAGGAAAGTATTTTGAAACATTAATACTTAAAGACGCATTGAAAATAGAACTACAACCTACTTTAGTACGATCTAGTCTATGAGTACCTTTTGTTAAACATTCCCATAATAATTCTTTATATTGTGATTCATAATTTTTCATACTAGAATAATTGGTTATCATTTGATTTTTGTTTTACTTTTTTAATCTGTTTTTCTATTACTTTAGGCCCTTGTTTTATTTCTTGCTTAGTATACTTAGCGTAATAATAAAGATAATATTTATATATTTGTTTCCATATCTCTACTTTACCATAAGTTTCAGGGCTTGTACTTATCTTACCATTAATATTTATAGTTATATACCATTCAGTATGGCTTTTAGCAAATGGAGCAATGTATATTCCATTCTTTATTCCCCATTCTCTAGCATCACACTCACTAAGCTTGCAAGAATAACTACCCATATCTATACCGCCTTTATTTTTAGTTCCACTACCCATTTATGGTCTATATCCATTATAACCAATTAAGTGTAACTGTGTTTCCATTAAATGTGCTCTTATAGGATTTTCAAAAGAATGTATTACTTTCCATCCATCGATTATTTTACCAAGATGTTTATGCTTTGACATTCTAGCAATAACATTTCTACTCATGCCAACGTAATGTTCTTCAGGAATATAATATACTGAATAACCAGGGTATTTATTTGACCTTTGTTCTTGATATGCTTTTGAAATTTCAATTGCATTTAATCTTTGGTCTTCTGAATACTCATTTTTATATTGATTTCTTTTCATATTTACTTAGTATATAATTAATCCCATGGCATGCGGTCATCTGAGCTTACTGCTGGAACATGAGGCAAAAAGCATCCGCTTTGGCTCTCCCACTTGAAATGACATTCAGCACCATTCTCACCTAGGTTTTGAAATTTACATTTAAGAACTTTTACTTTAACAGTTTTATCTTCGTAGTTTCTATGAACTAATAATCCATGATATGATGCATCGTACCATTCACCACCACCTTTAATGTTGTACATAGTAGGTTCTTCAATATTACCTTTTGAGTCTTTATACATTTTAGTAGGATGCGCTACAACCATAACTAATACATCATACTTCTTAGCAAAGATTTCAATCTGACTTAAATATTCTAATGTATATACATTTACATCGCCAGATGGATCAGCAGATCTTACCTTGTTGAATGGATCAATAACTAAGCATTTAATTCCTTTACGTTTAACTAACTCAGCACCTTTACGCAATACTGATTCTAAAGTATAACGTTCCATGTCAATAAAGAAATAATTATCATTAACATGATCCGCTACCTGATTCCACTTTTCAGTTTTAATATCTTCAACACCAGGCATACCTTGCCAAGTCTTTCTCATTAGCTTATGAGCATGCAAATATGTTGGTGTATTTTCAGGTGATGCATAAGCAGTCTTCCAACCATAGTTAGCATTGTAACCTATAACCATTTGATCAACAAAGTCAGACTTTCCAGAACTAGGTATACCAGTAACAGTGATGAACTGACCCGTATAAGTAGAGAAAATACTATCGAAATTCTCAAGGCCAACCTGGAATCCAGGCTTAAACCCATTGCGTACAAAATCCGTGACTTCATCTTCTATATCTCTAAAGGTTGTTACATTTTCTAATGGCACAGGCTTAGCTCTACTAATTCTATTAGATAAAGCTTCTTTACCGTATTTAATTAAATATTCATTTGCATCTTTACAATCATCGAAAGTCGCAATATAACAAGTTTCTGATCCTAGTCGTCTAACTAATTCAGCTTGTAATGCTTGTCCAGCAGGATCTGAATCAACCGCTATTATTATCTTTTGTTTGTCCTCAAAATAGTCGATGCAATTATCTAAGTATTCTAGATTATTTGTATTTAACGTCGCACCGTTAGGAACAGATATTGCGTTTGTAATTCCTGCCTCGTGTAGCGCGAGAACATCCATTTCTCCCTCAACAATAATACAATATTCAAAACCCACAATGCTATTAATATTGTAAAAAACTTTTTCAGCGCCTTTGTATAATTTGAAGTTCTTTCTACCATCTCTGTATTTTATATTTATAAGTTGATCGCCAATGAAATAATTAAAGTGTATAGCATTTTCGTTCTTACCGGTTTGAGGCATAAACTCAACACCTTCAGTAACACTTAAGTCGGTTAATGTTTGTTCTGAAATTGCGCGAGTATTAAACCATTCTACGATCTTAGTACTTGGAAGAGTTACATTAACTTGTTCTGCAGGCCTAACATAAACTTTTTCAGATGCACCTTTACGTTTGTAGGTATGCAATTGAAAAGTCTTACTACAATTCATACAAGTTCCAATACCTCTATCCCAATCATACATAGCGCACTTGGCTTTTTCATTCTTGGCTTTTCTGTCATTGGAACACAAAGGACATGTTCCCTGACTTTTACCTTCTTCAAGTTTATATTGATTGAAATTATCGATCAAGAAACCATTTATCTCTATTGTTTGCATTTATTGTTTTATTTGTTGTTACTAATTATAGATAGAAAAACCCCAATAAATGGGGTTTAACTAACTAAAGTGTGTTATGAGGAAATGTCTAAAACCATTTCACCATATAAAAGGCAATCTTACGTTTAACCTCTGCAGCGGTGTTGCCTAACGCCACTCGACCGGGGACACCCCAATTCTACTTGCGTTCTATCGAAATAGGGAAGTTAGTGCGCCTATACCCTCTATGGCAATTTTAACGTCTTGCCAGTGTCGACGAAAAAAGACTTATAGGCTGATCTTACGGGAAGCACTATAAGTACATTATACCAATCTGGGTCTTTCTTGTAGCTTACCGAGTTATCAGTTACGGAGCTTGTACAAGATCAGGGTTTCTGGTTTGCTGTCGTAATATAAACCCTTTTTCTTTTTGTGTTCAGCCTAACAGCGAGCATTGGTATATTCTAGTTAAAAAGGGAGATCTGAATCTTCAACAACAGATGCCACTGGTTGTTTCACTTGTTGTGGTTGTCCACCTCCATCTTGTCTTGGCGCCGCAGGAACGTTAGCTCCATTAGTCCATACTACTTTAACATTTCCAAGATAAACTTTAGCGGCTTTTGCTTCACGTTCTTCTTTTGATTGTTCAACCATTACTGGTCCTTGATTACCAAACTGATCAACCTCATCGTTGATTGTAATTGTAATTGGTAAATACTTTCCTTTCTTGCCGTCAATAATTTTGTGCTTAGGGATTTCGTTTAAATTGATTGAACATTTAATAATTGATGCCATAATTCTCGTTTTATTTGTTTATAAGGTTATTTGTTATACTATTATTATCAATAGCCATTCGTGTTTATGCTGTAAGCTGTTGATAGAATCTTTGGATCTGTTCTTTAGTAGCGCCTGATGCTGCTCTTAATCTATCCACTGATTTTAAATGTGATTGTCTTGAATAAAATTCTGAATAT